ATAAACCTGCACTTAGTAGTGCAATGTTTACTGCTCTAGTAATTGCTTTGTTTTTGTATAAAATTCTAAGTAAATTAGATGGACTACCAAACTTGTCTATTGTTGTTAAGTCAATTACTTTGCCGGTTGCTATTAGGTCTTGTCCCCAGTAGAATGTACTTAGATTTACTCCTGTTATGTCAGCAGTAATCAAATCGTTCATATTACTGTATATGCCATTCAGATAAGTGGGTGCATTGTTGATTGCTTTAATCACAGAGTTTAACTGTTGCATCTTACTAAATGAGGTGGCAAACGTATTTAGGAAATCACTATAACTTCCATTATTAATATAAAATTCTTTGTACGCTTGATATGCAGGTAGTCTTAGCCATCCATATCGTGTAATAGCTCCAATATAAGTATTTGTATAAGTTGTCGGCGGTGCAAGACCTAATGCAGGTATTGTTGCACTACCTATACTAATTAAACTATTGTATGTTGATTGAGATATTTGCGTTGTTGGATTAGGACCTATTAATGCGTAGGCTGCGTTGATAGCTTGACTTAAGTTGTTTAAAGAAGTGGTGCTTACTATTGTTCCAGGAGTATAGTTATTAGTTGCAGTACTAGAACCCATATACGTAACGGCATCTGGGTTTATTCTAAAACCTATGTCATTAACGAATGCGCCTAATGTGTTTAGTGTAAGCGGTGTATAACTCATGGAACATGTACATCAGGACTACCCTCAACGATACTATGACCGCAACTGTTTCCTGAACCTATTCTTAGTACTGGTACGCCCTCTGCAAATACAGTTGGACTACCTGCAGTTGTTGACGCCGCCCTATGCGGGGGATGTGGATTACCCCACGGCGCATGTGATGATATCTGACTAACGTGCAACCCTACAGGTATTCCATTAGCAATAACCGTACTGGCACCGCGCATAATTGCGCCCCCTGTTTGATTTTTATCACCCTTGCGACTTAACTTTGCCATGTTATCCTAATATTAATTTCTTTTCTGGTAATTGAATACCAGTGGTTGCTTCAATATATTTCATTTTTACACTATCTTCGGTTGTAGTATAAAAGGCAACACTATTAGTATTTAGCGTAACTTTAGCTCCAGGTTCTCCGGTAAACATGCTAGGAACTAGTCCTATACCCTTTTGACTAGGTGCAACGCTTACAGGTTCTTCAATAATTAGATTATCACGTGTAATCTCAACTATTTTTGCAATCAATTCTTCTCCGCTGTTCAATTTGAACGTATATACTTGTCCGACTTCCATTATGTGCTTTCTGTTAATTTTGTTTTGAGTTCTGTAAACCCTCCGATTAATTCTCCGTCTAGGAAAATCTGCGGTACTGTTCGGGCATTTGGAACTGCATCTAGTAGTTCTTCTTTAGTATATCCGTCTCCGATTTTACGTTCTTCAAACTGTATACCTTTACTTTTTAATAATGCCTTAGCTTGGTCGCAATAAGGGCAGTGGTACTTACTCCATACGATTGCTTTCATATTATTGTCCTAATAGTCTTTTCATTGTTCTTACATGTACTCTATCTTTTTCTTTTTCATCTTCGGGTAATTGATTATACGGTACATGTTGTGCGGCATTATAATCTGCCTTTGGATTACGTCTCATCCATTGAATATGAATAAACTCAGCAGCCTTTTCCTCATCATTAGGAAATTGTTTTACTGCTTGAAGTGCCGCTTGCCCTGCGGCTAAGTTTTCTTTCTGCCAATCAGGATGAATTTTATTAAAAGACTGATTGATATCACCTTCACTTCCATCGCTGTTCTTTTTGATTCTAGGCTTTGTGCCTGTAGGATCATAATTTTTTCGCCATTCTTCGTGCGCTAAACTAGCAAATTGTGTAACAGGATCTTCATTGATTTGCATAGCTTCATTAATCATGTTCAATTGTTTTCTAATATCTTTTTCTATCATAATACTGGCAACTCCTCATAATCTACTTCATCACTCATAACACCAATAACATAGTTAGTTGATTCTGTTTCTTGTAACGCACTTTGTTTCTTGTTAATGTTCACGTGTTTGTTGAACCATGGAATAGGACTGTGCTTTGGATGATTCTCATTATATTTAATACCAATATCTTTCAGTCTAGTAAATGCTGTATAGTCTACAAAGTCTTTAAGAATATCTGCGTTCAATCCAATCACAACACCTTTACTGAATAGATAGTCTGCCCATTCTTTTTCTTCACGGATAACATCCATGTACAATTCGTATACTTCACGTTCACATTCTTGTTTTGCTACAATGAATCTTGGGTCATCTTTAACTACGTTATTGATTAACCAAGCTGTCCATTCTGTATGCAACAATTCGTCTTGCAATATCAAGGAGATAATGTTTCCGTTACCAATGTAAATCTTGTTCTCTACCATAGCAAGACTAGTTGCAAAACTAACCATAAAGCGTAATGCTTCTAATGCGTAACTAGCATTCAATGCTAACCAAATTGCTTTGATATGTTCTTCTTCACGAACCATACCTGTCATTTCACTGCTTAATTCTTTATGGCAATTTATTCTATGTAGTTCATCATAATATTTACCTACACTGCTAGACATTTCTACGATTTCTTTGGTATCGTGAATTTTATTAAATTCTTCCTTAGGCACACCATATACGTTCCTAATAATATGACTGTAAGATTTTGAGTGAATATTAGTCTCAAAGAAACTCCAATTACTAACTAATGCTTCCAGTTCAGGAATACTAATGACTGGACTGAATACTTGACTTGGTGCACGACCCTGAATACTATCAAGTGCAGTTTGTCTCAATAGGTTGCTAGTAAAGATATGCTTGATTGCATCACTACTATCCTTGTGGTCTATCTTATCTTTTGTTAATGATATTTCTTCTGGCACCCAAAAGAAACCACGTGCTGTTTCTTCATACTTGGCTAGTCTCGGATACTTAACTTCTTCAAAACGTTGCACTGTCACAGGACCTTCTGGGTCTAGAAACATTGTACGCTTTAGATAATTAGTCTGTTTACTTAAATTATATTGTTCTTTACTCATTAATCACCATAATATTCTATATTCAATCCGCCCTCATCATCAACATGCACACCGCATACATCAGAATCATTAAGAGCATTTAGTATCATTTCTCTATCTTCATCATCTATTTTAACAGGTTTATCTACTTTATAATAATACAAGAGATAATTAATTTTATCCTGTAATGTCATATCATCTGTAAATTTTTCTATAAGAGGCATTATAACACACAACTTTCGCAATATTCATCTTCATCGGGCTCCTTGATAGGTTGAAAGTAAACTACATTGTTTGCTTCTTCCTGTAGACTTGCTTTACTACCCACTTTATTAATCAAACTATAATAGATAGTTTTAATTCCCCATTTGTATGCAAGCATTAGATTCTTAGCAATCACTGTTCCGGGTACTTTACCTTCAGCAAAGTATGCAGGATTGTAAAAAGTGTTAGTACTTAGACTTTGGTCAATGTATACTGCCAACACTGCTGATGTTTTCAAATACTCTACACAATCTTTTTGATCCCACATCAATTGATAGCGATTCTTTAAACGTCTGTACTCTGGCACGACTTGTACAAACGAACCAGCCTTTGATTCCTTTACAGAAATCAATTCCATCGGCATTTCAATTCCGTTGGTGGAGTTTAACACAACTGAACTGGATTCGACCGGTGCCACGGCCATTAAAGTTGCATTACGAATGCCATACTTCAATAATTTTTCACGTAGACTTTCCCAATCCATACTAGGACTAAAGTCTGTCAATTCATTAACACCTTTGCTTCTACGTTCCCAGGGGAATATACCCTGACCATAGAATGTGTGTTGACTACGTTGACATGCACCTCGTTCTTGTGCTAGTTCTACGCTTGTTTCAGTTAGATAGTATGCTTGATGTTCCATCCAACGTTTTACTTCTGCTAATGCTTCTGGCGTGCCGTATTTGTAACTACGCTTTGCATGCCAGTATGCTAAATTTGTAACCCCTACACCAAGAGGTTCGAAATCTAAGTTAGCTAACTTACTCTGAACACTGAGGAAGTCTTGGTAGCTAAGGAGATTACTTAAACTTCTGACTAATACTCTACATGCCTTACGCATTTCTTGGGGAGTTTTAAACGCACCCCAGTTCACACTGCCTAATGTACATAATGCAATGCGACCTGCCTCGTCTTCAATACGTTGAAAAGGTTTTGTAGGTAATAGTATTTCTTGGCATAAGTTACTCTGATAAATCGGATCAAGTTTAGTATCAAACGGACCCTGATTAATTACGTTATCAATGAATACTAGATAGATACGACCGGTGTCAGTACGTTCTTTTAGTATTCCATTTTTAAATATTTCTACTGCGGGCAACACTTTCTTTTTGATGCCGCGCTTATTTTCATACATTGTATAAAGTTTTTCAAATTCTTCACTGTCACGATAATATGCTTCATATAAGTCTGGTACATCATGTGGATCAAACAATGTAATGTTTTCATTCTTAGCAAAACGATTAAAGAACATTTTGTTGACTACAACACTGTAATCCATTTGACGCACACGTGTTTCTTCTGTACCTTGATTGTTCTTTAATACAATCAAATCTTCAAACTGATAGTGCCATACTGGGAATGTAACTGTGCAACTAGCATTACGCACACCACCTTGACTGCAACTACGCAAGTCACCAAACCATTTCTTTAAGAAAGGAATCATACCAGTATGCTTAATCTCACCATTACGAATGGGTGCACCTAGTGGGCGAATGCGACCAATCTCTAATCCTATGCCAGCACGTTTACTAGCATACTTTGCCATCATTTCTCCGGCAGCGAATATACTGTCAAGTGTATCATCGCTAGAAATAAGTACACAGCTAGAAAACTGCTTAGTAGTAGTGCCAAGACCAGCGAGAACGGGGGTAGCAAGAGTAAAGTGGCCATCACTTGCACATTCGTAATATTCTTTGACATACTTTAATCTCTTTTCTTTTGGTTCATTGTGGAAAGCAGTGGCGGCTGCTATCGCATACCTTACTTGAGGACTTTCATATAATTGACCAGTAGCACGGTTCTGCACCAAGTACTTTTCTGCTAATTGTGCGATAGCCGCATAAGTGTAATTTTCGTCCTTGCTGTGGTCAATAAACAAATCAATGATATCCCATTCATCCTTTGTATACCAATCTAATAATTCACTAGTGTACATACTAGCGTCAACGTTAGTTTTGACAATATCATAAAGTGGGGGAGGAGTGTATGTGCCGTATACGCTTTTACGTAGCATTGACACTTTCTGACGTCCTGCTACATATTGATAATTAACATTGTTAATGTCAGGGTTCTCTGTTTCATCAATCAAATTTACCATTGCTTTAAGCAATAGTTCGTCAATTGTTTCAGTGCTTATTCCATCATGTAATTCGATTTGTGCTTTAATCTCAATCATACTTGGACTAACGTTATCTATGCCCTTGCAATCATGTGCTACTTGTCTCTGTATTTTTGCTATATCTAGTGGTACGCTTTCACCACTTCGTTTAACTACATTAATATTGTTCATTGTACACCTTGAATTTTTTGTTTTATTTTTGATACGTCTACGTGACGTTTGATGGTAAAATCGCTTAGTGTATTACTTAGTACCGTATTCGGCCAGTAATTAAGTACATATTTTGCACGGTCAACTAGGACTAATACCACATCATTGCCCGTTTTATCTGTTGCTTCAACCAATTCTATATCATCTATATCTGTTAGAAGTAAAGTATAACATATTCCTAATGCTTTTGCAATAGAACAATAGGTATTTTCTACCAAAAGTTCCCAAGGATCAGGCCATATATGACTATCTAAAATATGCAAATGGTGATTAACTAATGGGGCCTGTTGCCAAAAACTGTCTATTAAAATACACTTATCTAGTGTGTTTAATTTTTCGGCTTTCGTTCTTAAATCATGCCAACTTTGCAGTCTGGATTCATAATTATGTTGAAATATATTAAACACTTACCACTCTAATTTGTCGTTTCTTTTTGTTGTTCTACCTTCAAATGGTCTGGCGGCAATCGTAGTATCTGCTTTATCACTCATAATGTCGTATGCATATACACCCTGATGTGTGATAGTGAATAAATCTGCTCTCATCATAATATCTAAAGGGGCACAAATACCAAACTTTAAAACATGACTCAATAGATTTTTTGCCATAGACGGATCAATAGCGTATGCATGGGCACGACAAATAAATAGGTAGTTATGTCCTTCACTAGCGTGTGGGGGTATGGGATATATTTTCCAACCTTGGTGCGTCCACTCGCTACCACCTAGATATACAATTGTGTTATAGCTTTGCATCTCCTCAAACTTTTTAATCATAACTGCGTCATGTTCTAGTATGACTATAGGTTTATCAATATTGGCGCAGTGTTCCCATAAACTAATGTGACTTAATGCACATGCCACTTCACCACGTGTTAAATAGTGGTCAGTGATTTTCATCATGTTCATTAGTTTATCATTTTTTAAATGCTCTGGAGCTGTAATCACACCGGGGGTTCCGATACCATTATATGCTTCCCAAACAGTATACGGCATGCCAATTTGACTGCAACTTTCTTGGCATCTGGCGCTGTACATTTCACTGTTCTTGTTACCTTTAACAGTAATTATGTAAGCATTCTCTACTTGTGTAGTATTGGTTCTAAATAAATTTAACATATTTTTTCAAAAGCTGTTTGCCATGGATCAGGAACTTTAATTGGTTTGACGTTATGCCAATTGCATTGTATAAAACTTTCAATAGCCATTCTTGGAGCCATTTGTGCAGATTCAGTGCCGTTCTTATCTTTAAATTTCCAAACAGTAGCATCATCACACAACATAACTCCACCAGGAACTAGTAGTTTAAACGCTAGTACTAAATCTGTCAATACTCCGGCTGCCCTATGGTCACCGTCAATGTAAATTAATTGGGCCCTAACGCCACGATTGATTAAATCAATTAATCCATCTTCACTATGCTTGCGAATATATTCTACATTCTTATGTTTGCATTCGTTCAAATTATATGTGAAGTTGTTATGTATAACTAGAGGATCTTCACTCATATCATTACTGCCCACATGAGGATCGACAGCATAGATTTTAAGATTAGGATTGTGTGGCGTTAGGTTATCTGCTACCCAAAAAGTTGTATTACCTTCAAAGACACCTACTTCAATATAAGTTTCAGGTAATCCATATATGTTTATGAGATGGGCGATGTTCTGCATAGAGCCCGCCCCACCACAACTAAAATCCATTGTGATTCTATATGACATTAACGACCTAGTCCACCAAAGTTTGTAGTATCGTCATTGCTAGTTAATTTCAATGGTTGTTGAAGTTTATCTTCTACTACCTTTTCGTACTCGCTAAAATCTATACGACCAGGCTTATGTACTTGAATCAAATATTTTGTACTAACTGCAACATTATTAAAATGATTCAATGCATAGTTAAGTTCTTCTTGTCCTATTTCTCTGCTACGTAGTCTTTCTTGCCAAGGTTTAGTATAATCAAATTGCATATCGCAAATTTCAATATCAACATCTTGTTCAAATGCAGTAGCACTCTCAGTACCTTCTGTTTGTAATTTTTCCAACAACATGCGTTTATTAAACATGTTAAACATGCCCATAGTAATTACACGCTTATGGTCTGGATCATCTAATGCAGTATCACTACGCCAGTGTGGACTTTGTACTTCCCAAATAGCGCCATTGTGACTGATACGATACATTTCTTTCATTGCCTTGATAAAGTCACTGCTAGTGTCACCCAGATGTTCTATAATATCTTTAGCAACAATATGGTCAAATTCATTATCTTCAAAAGGCCAAGGGAAACTATTCAAATCAACAATCTTATCTGGTTTTACTGTAGGACTAATGTCAACATTAACAAATCCATCAATTTTCTTAAGACCACATCCCAAATTCAATCGTTTAGGTACACGATCCTCATCAGGCATATCAATATGTTGTAGATTGAATTTTTCTTCTAATTCTGTATACAATGTTTGAAATGTATCGTTCCACTTACTTTTAGTTGTTTGTCTAAACAGTCTAACTGTTTCATAGTAAGGTGATCCGCGATTCTCAGGACTCTTATATGTCCATGTGTGATAAGGTAGTACGGGTACTAGTACCCAAGTTTCTTTACCCATACCAGCCGCAATGTGTGCAATACTTGTACAACTTGTGATAACAATATCTAAGTTACTGATTGCTGCCATTGTATCTTCCCAACTAATTAAGAAGTGTTGTAAATCAGTTACTCCTGCAGGCAAACTGATTAGGTTATGATCCTTTTGTAAACTATAGATTTGTAGTTCGGGATACTTTGCCAAGTTAGTGATGAAGTTCTCTGGGAAGCGTCTAAACTGTTGATGTTCAAACTTTGGATTACCTGCCCAACGAATGCCAACTTTAATCTTGTCACTGTTAATCATGCTCTTCCAAATCTCAACACTATCACTGCGTGGTGTTAAGTATGGTTTGCTTGGGAAGTTATCAAATGTATGACCTGACACCCATCCAGCACTAAAGCCTGGCACCCAGTAATCGTGTGATACAGTACTTGCTTGGTTGCGTAATATAACTTTATCTACGCCTTCAATACGTTCAAATACGCTTACTAGTTCTGGTGCAGCCGCAATATAAACTTTATCTGCACCGTTGTTCTTAAAGCTAGTCGCAAAACGACTGTGAATAATTTCATCACCATAACCACCTTCTAGTGATACGATAATGCTTTTACCTTTAATACTATGTTGGTCTGGATTAAAAATTGGTGCGTCTGTACGCAATGGTGGGCTACCATATACATTTAGAAAACGTCCATTTTCTAAATACTGACAACCTTTTTGATATTCTCCGTCTTGTATTAAGAACCAACCTCTATTAAAACAATGACGCATCCAAATGTCTTGGGTGTTTTTACCATTCGGGTCAAGAATCTTTTCAGGTCCGATATTTTCTAGTTTGTCACTTAATACTCTTGCTTCTTCGTGTCTGCCCTCTAACTGGAGCTTCAACATCTCATCTATTTCATGCATGTTTTTCCTCTTTTATAAAGTAATGTAGATACACTACTTATTCAGGAAAAACACTGTTTATATATTTTTTATGAAGCCGCCGCCACCGCCACCACTACCCACTGTAGAAGGTGATGATACTACCGAAGAACCTATTTGTATTGGGCTAGACACATATACAGCATAACTATTTGTTCCGGATTGATGTAAATCGTTTCTTCCCCAGAAGTATAATGCATTGTTAGTATCAGTAATCAAACTGAATTCATTACCTGCACGAACTTGTGTCCAGCTACCGGAAGCTACTACTACTGGACTACTATTTATTATTCCAGTTAAACCAGTATTCACTTGCACCGGGCTTGATTTATTTACAGTGGTATTATCACCCATCCCTCCGTATGTATTAAATCCCCAAAGCCATATTTGTGAGAATTTATCTATATAACCACCAACGTTGCCGCTTTGTGCTATACTAACAACATTACCTGATGCTGTTATTTGTACTGGACTACTGCGATATATCGTAGTATTATCACCTAATTCTCCTTGAAGATTATAGCCCCATGCCCATAAGTTATTATTGATATCTATAGCAAATGCATTCTCTACATTAGTACCTTTAGATACTACTTGTTTAAATAAACTTGAACTTGCTACTTGTACTGGACTACTTCTACGAACAGTATTGTTATCACCTACACCCCCGTTTTGACCAAGACCTGTAGCAAATATTTGTCCAGTAGCTCTTAAAAGATATATGTTATTGATGCTAGCTGCCACTTGTATATGCTTTTCAGTACCAATTTGATATGGACTACTTCTATCAATAGTAGTGTTGTCTCCCAACTGACCGTAAATATTTCTACCCCAAGACCAGGCTATGTTATCAGTATCAAGTGCAACGGTGAAGCCACTATCGCTAACTGCAACTTGCAACCAACGTTTACTTGCAAATACTTGTACTGGGCTACTGCGTGATATAATAGTGGCATCACCCAATTGACCAGCACTATTATCACCCCATGCCCACAATGTATTATCTGGTTTAATTGCAAAAACAAAAGTTTGTACATAAGTCGCGGCACAGACTGATGCCCAAGAACCTGGTATTTGTACAGGGCTACTTCTAGCAATTCTATCTCCCTGTACTAATTGTCCTGCGGCGTTTTGGCCCCAGGCCCATAATGTATAATTTGTTTTAATAGCATAAGTAGCGCCTGCTGTGGCGTAACTAGCGCAGTCAACTATAATCCAGCTTCCGCCACCGGATACCTGTACAGGACTACTACGTGTTATTGTAGTGTTATCTCCCAATACTCCATAATTGTTATAGCCGGTAGCCCATAATGTTCCGTCGTTTCTAATTGCATGTCTGACATAGCCACCACCACCACTGCCGCCACTATATTGCCATCCTGCATTATTACCAGCACCAATACCAATTGGCATAGGATTTACTCCGGCTGAACTTCCCCATCCAAATAGTCTACTATCTCTAGTTATGCCTAATGTATGACTATAACCAGCACTAACTTGTGACCAACTACTATTGCCTATTTGATTTATCCCTGCTATATAAGTTTGACTTAAGCCGCCAACAGTTATAGGTGTACTTGTTGTTGTCACCGTTGAGTTATCAGCTAATTGACCAAGACCGTCAGTTCCCCAGACATATAATAGACCATCAGTTTTCAGAGCCGTTACATAGGACGCTCCCACGCCCACCGTAATAAAACTTAAACCTATTGTAGTTCTAAGTTTGTTAGGATATATGAATGGATTTTGGCCTACAGTATTAATTTGTACTGGGCCAGCAATTAATCCAGTAGTATTATTTCCTATATTACCTACTGGATTATTTCCCCATGCAAATAATAATCCATCACTTCTTATAGCACTTACATAAATTGCATCATAATATGCAGTAGGCGTTCTACCTACAATTGGATAGGTATTATAGTTTGCAATTTTTGCGACTGATACTGCAATCCAGCTACTTGTTCCTATTTGCACAGGACTACTGCGATATATTGTAGTATTATTACCTAATTGACCATTGGGGCCATTATTTCCCCAAGCCCATAATGTAAAATCTGCTTTAATAGCAAATGTTGTGCCACCACCAGTTGATACTGCAATCCAGCTACTTGTTCCTATTTGTACAGGACTAGAATAAAAAGCAAACGTATTTGCTGTATACACTGAATCAAGTTGAACTGGGCTACTTTTTGACACAACCGTGTTATCTCCGAGTTGACCCGTAAGACCATTGCCCCATACAAACAATCTGTTAGTAGTACCATCATTCAATAGACCGATAGCAACACCATTATTACCAGTACCAGACCCGATAGATACCCAACTACTTGTACCTATTTGCACAGGACTACTACGTGTGATTGTAGTGCCATCACCTAGCTGACCAACATTACCAAGTCCCCAAGACCATATTGTACCAGTTGTTGTTCTAGCTATGTATGAGCCGGCGCTACTAAAAATTGATACAATTTGTGTAAAGGAATACCCGGACATAATTTGCACTGGACTACTACGATACAATAGATGATTTGAATCATCTCCAAATTCTCCATAATTATTCCATCCACCTATGTTGTATAATTGTCCTAATGTATTAATTGCGGCTTTAGTATATACTGCTATTGCTACACTACTCCAATTATTATTAGAACCAATTTGCACAGGGCTACTACGTGATACGGTAGTACCATCGCCTAATTGACCATACGTGTTATCACCCCATGCCCACAATGTACCATCAGTTTTTATTGCGAGTACACCTTGCGTCCCGGCGCCTTGTCCACCTTGGGCGGCAGCAGTAGTCCAGCTACCTAAAATTTGTACTGGTCTACTACGTGATATAGTATCATTTTGACCCAATTGTCCGTATAAATTTTGACCCCACGCCCACAATGTGTTGTCATCCATTATAGCTATCTGCATTGCTCCAGAATCTGCACCAACACTAAATATCTGCGTCCAACTTGTACCATTAGTACCTATTTGCACAGGACTACTACGAGCGATAGTAGTACCATCACCAAATTGACCTACGTTACTATTTCTACCACCTATAGAAATTAAAAATCCCTTTGTAGTAATAGCAAATACTGCGATGCCGCCGTCATTGGTCGGAGTACCACTAGATGCTAAAACATACGATGTAGTAGCACTTAATTGTACAGGGCTACTACGATTTAATGTATCATTTAATCCAAGTGCTCCTGTCAGATTTCTGCCCCATACGTAAAGTAAATTGTTTCTTATAGCTGTAGAAATAGTACCGGCTACAGCATAACTCCAAGTATCACTACCCATTTGTACTGGACTACTGCGGCTTATTGTTGTATTATCACCTAATTGCCCATATGAATTATTTCCCCATGTCCATACTGTACCATCTGTTGCTAAAGCTAATGTATACTGGCCAGTACCAGATCCGTCTTGACTTCCCATTGTAGCCATAATCCAACTATTAGCCGTTCCTACTTGTACCGGGCTACTACGGCGTATTGTTGTATTAGTACCTAATTCTCCTTGAGTATTTTCTCCGCATACATATAACTTACCTAAAATGTCAATCATTCTAAAGCCTTCACCGGCCGCTATAAAAGTAAAACTACTAGTAGTCATAATTTGAATCGGGCTTGATTTATTAACAAAGGTGTTATCACCCAGCTGTCCATTATTATTAAGTCCCCATACAAATAATTGACCTAATTTGTTTATAGCTGCCATACCACCTAAACTATTGCCACCAGATACAGCAAGTTTTGACCAAATTGCTAATGCACCTATTTGTACAGGGCTACTACGATTTACTGTAGTGCCATCACCTACTTGCCCAAATGAATTGCTTCCCCAACCCCATAAGGTGCCATCTATTCGTATGGCATGGGCGCAGCCTGCGGCAGCACTAATCACAAGCCAACTACTAGTACCTACTTGTACTGGGCTACTACGTGATATAATATCATTTTGACCTAGCTGGAGACCTGCTCCCCAGGCCCAAATACTACCATCATACCTTAATCCCATAGTAAGTGCGTTACCTGCAGATATATCTTTCCATATGTTAGGATTTAAAATTTGTACTGGTTGACTGCGATTTATAGTTGTACCATCACCTAATTGACCCTGGTTATTATAACCCCATGACCATAAATTATATGAAGTATCAATAGCTAGTTTATGCCCAGTACTAGTGTAATTTGTAGATGCTAATTGTAACCAACTACCACCCACTTGTACAGGATTACTTCTGTTAATAGTATCATTCTGACCTAATTGTCCGTATACATTACCACCCCATACATATAATTGTTTTGTTGAGTTAAGAATGTACCCGCCGGAATTGTAGTCACGCAAAGTATCACCGGCAACTATACCTAAGCTACCAAAATAATTGCTTCCCCAACCCCATAATGTACCGTCTGGTTTAATACCAAAACTATTTCTAGCTCCAGCTGAAATCACACTCCAACTACTTGTGCCTATTTGCGTTGGACTGCTTATTAAATTATTTGATGTAGCGGCTATTACAGTAAAATCAAAATCCACTGCAACAGGCCATGATTGATTAGTGGTGATTCCTATTACACCTACTGGTGGATTGCCCCATGCAAATAATTGTCCATCTGGTGCAATAGCATGAGATTTTAAATATCCTGCACTAACATATGACCATTCATTTCCACCAACACCTACATAAAAATTATTTGCAGCCACTCCACCAATAGTTGAAACTTGTACAGGGCTACTGCGATTAGATAATGATGAGTCACCTAGTTGACCACTAGTGTTTAATCCCCAAGCCCATAATGTATTATCTGCACGTATTGCTACATTATGTGATAACCCTGCAGATATCATTTTCCATGAAGGTAGCATTATCAAAGTACCAACTTGTACTGGACTACTACGGCTAATTGTGGTATTATCACCCAGTTGACCTACAGCATTAATACCCCAAGTCCATATTGTGTTGTCTTGTCTGAGTGCCATTGTGTGAGAGCCACCTACGGATATCTGAGTCCAACTACTTGTACCTATTTGTATTGGACTGCTACGATTTAATGTATCGCCAAAGCCAAGTTGACCCACTGCATTATTTCCCCAAGTCCATAATCTACCTACAGTGTCAATAGCACCTACGTGCAATGCTCCAGTAGTAATTAATGTATTTGTTCCTATGCTTGTAGGTAAGACTGTAAAGCTAAACCCTGTAAGAATCTGTACGGGACTACTACGATTAATTGTAGTGTTATCTCCTAACTGTCCATTGGCATTATATCCCCATGCATATAGTTGACCTGATGTATTAATTGCGTATGTTGTCGCTCCCGCAATGACTCTAAACCAATTAGCTAATGCACCTATTTGTACTGGGCTTGATTTTGAATTAACCGTATTGTCACCTAAACCACCTACATTATTGTATCCCCAACCCCATAGTGTACCATCTGTTCTGATACCTAGCATGTTGCTATGACCTATAGTCACTGATGTCCAGCTACCTGCTAGTTGTACAGGGCTACTACGATTTATCGTGTCACCAAAGCCTAATTGACCTGCAGTATTAAGACCCCAAACAAACAATCTACGTGAAGAAGTAATTGCGTACCCTACGCCATCTGCTGAGTTAGTACCAGTCTCAACGTATATTTCAGGTGCAGTATTATTGCCTAACTGACTTGTAGTATTTTCTCCCCAACCATATAATAGACCTTGGGTATTCAATGCAAAGGCATGATAATTTCCTGCAATTACTTGATTGAAACTGGTTGTATTATTAATTTTATTAGGTACTGCTGTGTACAAAATAGATGATGTACCTATTTGTACAGGACTACTTCTTGTGATTGTAGTACCATCACCAAGTTGGCCGTTAGAATTAATCCCAAACGCATCAAGCATGTAATTTGATTTTAACGCTAACCCAAAAGTTGAGCCAAAAGTAAATGTACCTATCTGAGTATAACTTGATGCCCAACGTAGTTGTGTTGGACTTGATTTACTAACTGTAGTATTATCACCCAACTGCCCGTATGTATTAACTCCCCAGGCGTATAATAAACCAGATGCATCTATTATCCATGTCGCTTGTTCGTTATTACATGCTATTGCTAACAAAGGCATATTATATGGGAATAAGCTACTTGATAAACTAGCACTTCCGACTTGTACAGGGCTACTACGGTCTACTGAAGTACCATCACTAAAACTATAATTATTATTACGACCCCAAGCCCACACAGAACTATTAGTTCTTATACCTATCATGTTTGTAGTAGCCCATACACTAGTCCAACTACCTGTAATTTGAGTTGGATTACTTCGATTCAATGTATCATTAACACCCAATGATCCAACACTATTATTTCCCCATGCATACAATGTACCAATGGTTGTTATAGCTGCCATTTGATTTACACCCAATGACATTTGATTTAATGCTAAACCACCTGCTACCTGTACAGGACTACTTCTACTTACAGTACTGTTATCACCTAACTGACCACTATCATTAGCACCCATAGCCCATATTACATTTCCCGTTGTGCCTGCTGCCTTGAAATTGTTACTATATGTATAGTTAGGTAAGAAACTCCAAGTTGTTAATAATCCTACTTGTGTGGGAGCACTTCTATTAGCCGTATCTCCCAATCCCAATGATCCTGTGCTATTGTTGCCCCAAGTATATAATGTTCCTGTACTAGTAACAGCAATGCCATGACCTATTTGTGTCCAACTGACACTAGGAGAAGTAATTTGTACCGGATTACTTTTGTTTATTGTGGTATTATCACCTATTGCGCCCGAACTATTATCACCCCAAATATATAAATTATTAGTGCTAGTTGTTAATGCAAATGCAGTTGATCCGTTAGTTCTTACAACTTTAGTCCAAGTATTCAATGTACCAACTTGTACTGGGCTACTTCTATCAATCGTATCATTTAATCCAAGTTGTCCAAGATTATTTCTACCCCAAGCCCATAATGTTCCAGTTGTTGAACCTACAATCATTTTAATTGCTAATGTCCAATCGGTGCCTCCACCTACCTGTGCCCATGAACTACCACCAACTTGTACAGGGCTACTACGTGATATGGTTGTTCCATCACCGAATTGACCTGAATTATTATTTCCCCATGCCCATAATGTATAATCATTTTTAATAGCGTAAGTATAATTATTGGCTGATTTAACACTTATCCAACTTGAAGCACTACCATCGAATGTAGGCAATTGTGTGGGACTATAAGCAATAGTAGCATCAGTACCAGCTAAGACTACAGGACTACTCTTATTAACAGTAGTGGTGTCACCAAGTAGGCCTGTGCTATTTACACCCCATACATAAGCTAATCCGCTAGCTGATGGCCAGAAACAACCAAATGTATATCTAGTCCAAGTTGTATAATCTCTAAATCTTACTCCGCCCAACAATGTTATTGTGTTAGATGTTGTTGCAACTCCTGTCCAATTGGCTGCGCCACTCATACTACCCCAGTAGTATAAGAAATTATTTTGAGACAATGCAAATGCACCATAGTACCAGCCGTATACAGCTTTCCATGATGTTGTAATAGATGATCCTATTTGTACAGGGCTTGACGCATCAGTTGAAGTATCATCACCAATATATCCACCGGTTGCACCTTGATTATTTCTGCCCCATCCCCACATAGTGCCATCAGTTTTAATACCGTACATATTAAAGTTGCCAGTATTGCCAGCACCATTCATACTTACCATAGTCCAACTACCTGCAATTTGCACTGGACTACTACGTGATATAGTACTATTATCTCCTAATTGACCATACGTGTTAACACCCCATGTCCATAACGTACTATCAGTTTTAATTGCGGCTACTTGATTGCTTGCAGGATTAGTATATAATGCTAACCAAGTTGTATCACTACCTATTTGTACAGGGCTTGATTTACTAACATTAGTGTTATCACCTATTACACCATCAGTATTAACTCCCCAGCCCCATAGTTGACCTAGCGAATTTATAGCGTGTGCACCGGCATACCAACCGTCTGTGTTTGTCCAATTAGTTTTAACACCTATTTGTACAGGACTACTACGTGATATAGTAGTTCCGTCACCTAACGTTCCACCTGTAGCATTTCCCCAACCCCATAATGTTCCATCGACTCTGATAGCATGAATATGATTTACACCTATACTTACTTGTGTCCATAAAGAACTTCCTATTTGTATTGGACTTGATTTACTAACGGTAGTGTTATCACCTAACTCACCTGAACTATTGTCCCCCACTGCCCACAATGTTAAATTGCCTTTAATCCATTGTGTAAATCCTTTTGTAAATGTGTTAGTATCAAATCCACCTTTGCTAGCAATACTTTGATAATCAGCACCTTGCAATAATCCTAAAGAACCACTAGAAGCTGTTCCCCATGTAAACAATCTACTATTACTATCAATTGCAAACATATTATTATTGCCAGCAGACACAGTAGACCAATTGCTATTTCCTAGTTGAGTAGGACTCATTATCATCTTTCTAGGTCCACTAGCTACTAATGTAGGCACGCTTTTACTAACAGCAGTATTATCACCTAATTCGCCACTTGTGCCCAAGCCCATAGAATACAATAATGAATCTTTGATAAACATTATAGTAGTTTGTGTTAAGAAATTACTATAATTATTAGAAAGTAAGAAAGTTCCACCTGAACCCATAGATGTTATTTGTACAGGACTACTACGTGATGTAGTAGTACCATCACCTAACTGACCACTAGTGTTTAATCCCCAAGCCCACAGTGTATTATCGGTACTACGCACAGCTAGGATACTTTGAGAATATACTCCAATTTGTGAAAAACTATTACCTGTTCCTATTTGTATCGGACTACTCTTGTTAACTGTAGTACTATCACCTATCATACCGTCATTATTATATCCAGTACCCCATAATGTTCCATCAGTTTTTAATAGGTATGTAGTATATCCCTCATTTGACCCTATTGCGGTATAACTTCCTGCAAGTTGTATAGGACTACTCTTATTGACAATTGTTCCGTCACCCAATTGACCAGCACTATTGCCTCCCCATGTATATACTGTGCCGTCAGTTCTTAATCCAACTGAATGACTCAGGCCTAAAGAAATCTGACTCCAGCTACCTGAAATTTGTACAGGGCTACTACGACTAATCGTATCACCTAGACCTAGTTGTCCTAAATTATTATATCCCCAAGTCCATAATGTAGCATCATCTTTTATGACCATAGTACGGAATTGTGATGTAGCAACTTGTGTAAAACTAGAACCTGCAAATATTTGTTGAATCTCATGTGCTGTGTTTACCCCAACCTGAGTCCAACTACTTTGTGTTGCGGCATTCCCTAAACCAAGTTCAGATGTTGCATTATAACCAGCCGCATATAATTTATTGTCAGTAAGTGTCATTGTAGTACCACTTAATCCACCAAGTGATACTTTTTGCACGTTAGTTCTCATTTGTGCAGGATATCCTCTTGACACAGTTGTACCATCTCCATACTGAGACCAGGTATTATTTCCTACCATCCATAATGAATTATCTGCTCTTATTAATGCTACATAACTAGAACCAGCAGATGTAACTTGTATCCAACTACTAGTACCTACCTGTACAGGGCTACTACGTGAAGCATCAATACCAACTTGTGTTGGGCCACTTCTATTCGTATTAGTTGTACTACCTAAAAGTGCCCCAATACCCCATAGTTCTAATGCATATTGGTCTCCCCATAAAATAGCATTAGCCTGTCCGACACCATATTTGTGAGGTAGGGTAATAGCATTCAATTGAGTAAATGATGTAGGATATATTGCAGACATTTGTACTGGACTGCTACGTGAAATAATAGTATTATCACCTACTTGACCCCAAATATTCCATCCCCATGCCCAAAGAGTATTATCTATTCTCAATGCACTAACTAAGAATTGACCAGTTTGCACTTGACTCCAACTACTTGTTCCCACTTGTGAAGGACTGCTACGATTTAGTGTATCACCAAACCCCAACTGCCCTACGTTATTAATACCCCAAGTATATAATCTACCTAGATTATCTATAGCCACACTACTATCCCATGCGGTACCTATAGCTACATATGATACTGAAGATGTTATTTGTACTGGACTACTTCTATTAATAGTAGTGCCATCACCCAACTGACCACTAGTGTTTAATCCCCATGCCCATAGTTTAGAGTTACTATCAAGAGCCACAAAAAAACTTTGACCTGCATGAACATCTATCCAACTATTACCTATACCTATTTGCACAGGTTGACTACGTGTTACCGTATCACCAAAACCCAATTGTCCTACGTTATTTCTACCACTAGTAAATAAATTAAAGGCGGTATTTATATATGCGGCTTCAGTGTTTCCTATGGCTGCTCTGCGATAATTACCGCCTCCGCCAATGTTAACAGGACTGGATCTAGATATAGTTTCATTAGTTCCAAACTGTCCATACTGATTGTTTCCCCAACCCCATAATGAAGTATCACTACGTATGGCAGCTACAGCACTTCCACCGGCAGCAATAAAAGTATAACTTGCACCAGTATGAATTTGTATAGGTGACAAACGTTGTACAGTTAAACCATCACCTAACACTCCTGACTCATTGGTGCCCCAAGAATATAATCTTCCTAACCTATCGGCAGCTATTGCTGAGTTACCTAAAGTAAATGCTATAGTGTTCCATGCTATACCTGATGCAATTGTTGGCGCGGCACTTGTAGCCGCGCTAGTGCTTACGCCTGCACCCCATGTAAATAATTTATAATCAGTATTGATAGCAAAAACGTTTTGTGTAGCACCAGAGCCACCAATAAATAACCAGCTACCTGCAATTTGTACTGGACTACTTCTTGTGATTGTGGTGCTATCCCCTAATTGACCTAATGAATTCATACCCCAAGCCCATAGTGTATTATCACTACGGATAGCTAATGTAGTATTATTATTTCCGTCAGTAGTCGCTACAAGTACAACTGAGCTCCACTTGTATGCACCAAGTTGTACCGGACTACTACGATTAATTGTACTTCCGTCACCCAGTTGACCATTATTGTTTAATCCCCAAGAAAACAAATATCCATCTTTTCTAATTGCTAAGGTGGTATTTGCGCCTAGTGTTACTTGAGTCCAACTACTTGTTCCTATTCTAGTAATCCAACTTTTATTAACAGTAGTGCCATCACCGATTTGTCCGCTAGCGTTATAACCCCAAACAAATAATGTGCCGTTACTATTAATTGCAGCCATGTGGAAGGCACCGGGCATGGCAGTTGCAATAGAATTCCAATTAGTAAAGAATAGACTATTAGTAGGTCTAAAACTTAAAGTATTATCATATGTAACAACTGTTGGGCTTGCTTGTGGTGTCGCCGTAGTACCTATACCCATTTGTCCAAAACTATTATTACCCCATGCAAACAATACCCCATCATTACGTAATGCATATGTACTCTGATATCCTACAGTTACGCTAGTCCAAGAATAAGTTTGTTCAGGTATTGTATAATAATTTTCACCACTACTATTATTAGTATTAGATGTTCCCCATGCAAACAATTTACCAGTATTTGTTATAGCATATGTTCCCCTAGTACTTGCCGCAACTTTAGAAAATTTAAGGTCAGTGTTTATCGCTAATCCTACTTGTGTGGGGCTAGAAACACTAGCTATAACAGGATCATATATATTTCCACCATATCTTAATTGGTTAAGTAATTGGGCCCAAGTCCAAAGAGTGCCGTCTGAATCAATAGCATATTGTCCATTATTTGCCGAGTAACCGATGCCACCACTAAAAATCCATGATAGAGGATTATATGTACCTAGTTGGCCACCTACATTCGACCCCCAAGTATATAATTTATTATTTCTTATACCTATGCCTGAATTCGAATGCACACTAATCATAGTCCAAGAACTATTAGAAACTTGTACTGGTGTGAAATTTTTTCTATATATTAATGGGTACCCAGATTGTCCATAATCAGTGGTTGCCCACGCCCAATTAAATAATGTTCCGTCATTTTTTATTAAAGTTATCCAATTTGGTGAGCTGAATGCATATCCTGTCACATCTATAAAACTACCAGACAAAGCAGTAAGTTGCACTGGGCTACTACGTGATATAGTAGTGCCATCTCCTAATTGATTAAGTGAGCTTCCACTAGCACCCCATGACCATACAGTACCATTAGTTTGTAAACCTATAGTTACAGTTCCTATAGGAACTACTTTACTCCATGTATACTGGGCTCCTATTTGTACTGGACTGCTACGTGATATAGTATCATTTAGTCCTAATTCTCCATTATTGTTTGACCCCCATCCATATAAAGTATTATCACTGCGTATAGCAAACACATTGACATTGCCAACATTAACCTGTGTCCAGCTATATGTCTGAACAGTCTGTGCAGTAGCTTGTTTTACGTTAGCACCCCATGCATATAATTCACCAGCTGAATTAATTGCTGTTGCAAAACTCATACCTGCACTTATAGCAGACCACGATTGATTTACTGTTTGAGTTATTTGTACAGGACTACTACGAGGGAATCCATCACCATATCCTAATTGTCCTGAACTATTTTGTCCCCATGCAAATAAACTTCCGAATGGATCTATAGCTAATGCAAAATTTTCTCCGGCTGCAACTGATGTCCAATAACTAGTACCTATTTGTACTGGACTACTACGTTGTATTGTAGTACTATCACCTAATTGTCCGTACCAATTATCTCCACCAACACCCCATAATGTACCGTCTAGACGTATTTGATATTGAGTAAGACCTCCGCCTGTTGCTAATTGTATCCAGCTATGTGTACCGTTAATGCCCGATTCGGCTGTAGCAAGAGTTCTAAATCCGGCTATTATCCAAAGTGATCCGTCAGTTTGTATTCCGAAATTAGCTCCAAAGGTAGAGGAATCATTGCTTGCAATAGCAATACTTTGCCAATTAGATGCACCAATTTGTACAGGACTACTCCTACTTACAAAAGTTCCGTCTCCTAAGTAACCAGCTGATGATCCCCATGCAAATAATTTATTGTCTGACCGTATTGCAAAAACTGACCCTGCAATTGAGTTTGGACCTGTTGCTCCAAACACACTTTTCCAACTATTATTACCTACTTGGGTTAGTGTGTTCCTATTTACTGTATCATTTAAACCTAATTGACCATAAGTATTGGGCCCTGCACTAAATAAAATACCATCATATCTTATTGCATAGATGTTAGCGGGGCCGCAACCTATTTGAATCCAACTATCATTTGAAATTTGTACTGGGCTACTACGATTGATAGTACTTCCGTCACCTAAATTTCCACCTCCATTCCATCCCCATGCAAAAAGAAAACCTGTATTAGCTTCTAAAGCAATTACATGTAATGAGCCGGTATCTACTTTACTAAATGTTCTGCTAGATGCAATTTGAACTGGACTACTACGGTTAGCTATACTATTATCACCTACAGAACCATAAAAATTATATCCCCATGCATACAATCTACCTGCTGAATCTAAAGCAACAGTAAAGTTTTGGCTATTTCTTACAAAACTCCAATTATTATTAGTACCAATCTGTATAGGACTACTACGAGTTATAGTGGTTCCGTCACCTAACTGACCTTCAAAATTTCTACCCCAGCCCCACAATGTACCGTTTGTTTTGATAGCCATTAAATGAGATTCACCCGCCGATATAACAGACCATGATGCTATATCTGTTATATTATTTCTTGCAAGTTGACCAAATTGATTATTACCACTAGAAAATAATAATCCATTAATATCTATTCCTAATGAAAAATTATTTCCCGCGGATACAACATTCCAACTACTTGTCCCAACTTGTAATGGGCTATTTGTTGATGTTACCGTGTTTAAGAACAATTGACCCTGATTATTATTCCCCCAAGCCCATAATGTTTTATCACTGCGAATTGCTAACGTATGATTAGTACCTGCACTTATTGCTGTCCAACTACTTGTTCCAAGTTGTGTTGGACTATTAAACAATAATGTTCCACCTACTTGTACCGGGCTAGACCTAGTTGAACCTGCAGTAACTAGACCCGAAATAATATAATTATCGCCCTGACCACTGTCACCTCCCCAGGCCCATAAATTGTAAGAGGTATCAAGTGCCATCATACCGCGTTGGGTGTTAACTAACTGAAGCCAATTTGAAGTTCCGAGTACTTGAGTAGGATTTGATTTATTAATAGTAGTACCATCACCTAGTTGACCAAAAGTCGAATTAAGTCCCCATCCTATTACTTTTCCTGAACTATCAATAGCAGAATGATGACTTTGTGTAGATTTTACTGCTACGCTAGAAACACCATTAGCTATTTGTACAGGATCACTTCTTGAAATTACTGTTCCATCACCTACTGTGCCTATAATATTAGTGCCCCAACCATATAATGTACGATTGGTATTTAAAGCATAAGAATTATTTAAGCCAGCACCAACACCACTCCAATTAGATAAAAATCCTAACTGTACAGGGGTGCTACGACTTATAATGTTACCGTGACCTAATTCACCATTAAGATTGTAACCATGTGACCACAATGTTCTATCATTTCTTATTGCTAATGTGAATTCAAGACCTAATGCAACATCATTAAATTTGACACTTACTGAAACTTGTACAGGGCTACTTCTAGCAATAAGAGTGTTGTCTCCAATTTGACCAGCACTGTTTGACCCCCACATAAAAAGATTACTGTTTACGTCAATTGCCGCTGTAGTTCCCTGTCCCAAACTAGTGTTTCCGGGATTGGCTCTTACTAATGTCCAACTACTTGATCCTACTTGAACTGGACTTGACTTACTAACAGTAGTATTGTCCCCTAGTTGTCCTTGTGCATTATAACCCCAACTGAATAATCTACCATTTATATCTATTGCAAAGGAAGTGCTAGGACCGGCAGCTATGAAAGACCAACTGCTATTTCCTATTTGCACTGGGCTAATACTATTACTAACATCACCTTTACCCAACTGACCTGTAGTATTTTCACCCACAGCCCATAAAGTGTTGTCTTGTCTTAGTAGTAATGTATGAGTCCATCCAGTAGCTATAGATTTCCATCCAGCATAATTAAATATACCACCTAAACCTAATTGATTAGATGTGTTACTACCCCAAACATACATTAAATTGTCACTACGTAATGCAAGACTATGACTAGCACCAGCATTAATATTATTCCAACTATATCCTAAACCAATCTGTACAGGACTACTACGTGTGAGATATGTACCATCACCCAACTGTCCTGAAGAATTCAAACCCCATGCATATAGCAAGTTGTTACTTTTTATAGCCAAAGCATGAGAACCACCTACACTAAGCTGTTTCCAGCTGGTGCCTATTTGTATAGGGCTTAACGAATATTGAGTAGTGTAACCGGCAACCTGTGTTAAACTTGAACGGTTTGTATTAATACTCATGTACCGTCCCCCAGTTGTCCATTGCTGTTGTTACCAAATGTATATACTGAACCATCAGATTTTTCTATTATGTTATGATTGTATCCAGCACTTATTAGTGTATAACTAGAACTACTAATTTGCACTGGACTACTTCTATTTATCGTAGAAGAATCGCCGACTTGTCCATTTACATTGTAACCCCAAGCAAATAACAATCCTGAGGAATTTTTTGCTAAACTATGATTTTCTCCTGAACTTACACTACTCCAACTATCTGTACCTATCTGTACGGGACTACTTCTATAATAATTACCATAATCAACTGATCCAATTTGTACTGGACTGCTTGCGTTGGCTGCGGCAACAAATGACATACCGGCTAATTTATACTGTACACCGTATGTATTTGTATTGTTTTGTCCCAATTGACCGGTAGTATTTAATCCTGATGCTACCATCTTATAACCTAATACAGGATCATTAGACATAACTGCTGTTATATGTGAACCACCTGATGCTAGTAGGGTAAAGTTATATGTGCTTAATTGTACTGGACTAATTCTATCCGTAGTACTTCCATCTGATAATATTGAACTTGAACCACCATTGGATCCCCATGCAAACAAGCTATTATTAGATAAGATACCATATGCAAAAGAATAACCTGCAGATACAGTACTCCAATTACTGTTACCTACCTGTGTAGGACTACTTCTATTTTGAAGTAAAGAAATTTGTACTGAGTTTATTGATCCTAGTTGTACTGGACTGCTACGATTTACGTTTTGATTATCACCTAATGAAACCCATCCAGCTGAGTTGAAACCCCATGACCAAACTAGTTCTTGATTTTGTGCTGTAGCGCCTGATATCGTTGTTGTAGCAAAGGTACTATCATATCCTAAAGATAATTTACTCCAAATAATTAAAGGTAAGTTGCCAACCCATGATGAAATTATTTGCACAGGACTACTACGTGATACAGTTGTAAAATCTCCTAGTTGTCCTTCATTATTACGACCCCACATCCACAGTACACCACTTGTTGATATAGCACCTGAATGTGAACTTCCTGCAGAAATAACAGACCAGCTACCTGCAATTTGTACCGGGCTACTACGTGATATAGTAGTATTATCTCCCAATTGGCCAGTACTATTACTTCCCCATGACCATAGTGTATTATCAGTTTTCAATCCTAATGCATGTGTTGTTGGGGTGACAAATCCTGTAAAGTTAGAAGCATTTATCTGAGTCCAACTACCTGGTATTTGACTAGGTGTATATTCAATATATCCTGTTGACAATTGTACTGGACTACTTTTGTTAATAACGGTATTATCTCCTAATTGACCAACACTATTTGATCCTACTGTAAATATTGACCCTGATGAATTTCTAAATGCGGCATATGAACTTCTCACCGATACAATAGTATTGTTAGTTGAAGAACCTACTTGTCTTGGTTGGAATTGGGTGCGGCTGGCCAGTGCAAAGTTATTTCCTGTTTGACCAACATTATTACTTCCCCATGACCATAATGTACCATCTGTCTTAACAGCAAATTGATTGTTCACACTAAAATTGTCATTACCGAAACCTACTTGTGTCCATGAACCTGCAATTTGTACTGGAATAGGTTGAAACATAGATAACGATAAAACGCCGGACCACACTGCACCTGTGATTGACTTATTAGTAAGAGTTAAATCACCTAATTGACCTGTTGTGTTAAGTCCCCAAGCCCACATTTTTCCAGTTGGTTCGTTTGAAACTAGTATATAGTTTCTTTCAAAACCACTGAACAGTTGTATAAATGAGGCGCTGTTGGCAGTATTTAAACTAAGTAGCTGTACAGGGCTACTACGACTAACTGTTGATGAATCACCTACTTGACCACTATTATTTCTACCCCAAGCAAATACTAGATAGTCTGTCCTTACTGCTGTAGTAGAACGGTCTGTAGTTGCCAATGTAATCCAACTAGCGTCAGTTCTCACTTGTACTGGACTACTACGATGCACTGTGTCATTAAGTACTCCTAATTCTCCGTTGTTGTTAGCACCCCATGCAAATAATTGTCCTAATGTATTTAAATATGCAAATCCATTAGCATACGGACGCATTTGTGATACGTTTGCAAAACCTGATGTAACTTGTACCGGGCTACTACGATTCACGGTAGTATTTGATGCAAGCTGTCCAAGACTATTACTACCCCAAGTCCAATATGTACCATCGTTTTTCAATGCCATACTCATTGCGGCACCGCCCCAGATATTTGTCCAGGTACCTGCAAGTTGCACTGGACTACTTCTACTGGCAGTAGAACTATCACCTAACTGACCGTTACTATTAATTCCCCATGCCCATAATGTACCATCTGTCTTAATAGCTAACATATGAAAGTTTGACCTGCCTGTCATAAGAACAGACCAACTACCGGCTATTTGAGTTGGGCTACTACGTGATATAGTATCACTTTGACCTAATTGACCATCGGTATTACTACCCCATGCCCATAATGTAGCGTCATCTTTTATACCAAAAGATGCACTGTTTGGTGCGTTTGTATTAGCACCTGCAACTAGGGTCCATCTTCTTACTCCACCTGCTGTAAGTACAATAGGACTAGATTTAGTAACTATGGTGTTATCTCCTAATGCACCAGCAGTACCTAATCCATACATGTATAATGTATTATCCCCCCTTAGAGCCATAGTATGACTATCTGAACCGGCTATTTGTGTGAAGCTATAAGTAATTCCCAATGCCTGATATTCGTTATATCCCCATACCCATAATGTACTATCTGATTTAATTGCCGCACTACTGTACTGTCCTGCAGTGACTTGTGTAAAACTAGAACCAACTTCTAATTGAATTGGTCTAGGAGCCCACAATCTATAAACAACATTGTTACTAATAGTGAAGGGATATAATGTTGTGCTACCCAGATAATAATTACCTGCCGCAGATACTTGTACCGGGCTACTACGATTTATTGTAGTGTTAGTGCCCATGGCTCCTATTGAACCATTACCCCAAGTCCATGCAATACCATTATTATCAACACCGGTAATTGTTTGTGCGCCCTGAGATGAGAATGTATATGATATTGGAGTTCCTATACCTGTACCCGGACTTCCTGATTGCGTATAAACAAAATTTGTAGCTATCTGTACTGGACTACTACGTGAAACGGTAGTATTGTCACCCACAAGTCCAAGACTTGTACTCCAGCCCCAACCATGCAATGCTAATGATGCTTTGTTTACTGCATATTGAACACCAAAGAATCCTCCGTTATTTGTACCACTACTCTGGTCTGCGTATCCATAAACCTGAGTCCAGCTGTTAGCACCTATTTGTACTGGACTACTTCTAGCTACTGTATCATTTTGTCCACAAGATCCATTAGTGTTTACGCCCCATGCAAATAATCTTCCAACACTATCAATTGCTGCCATGCCACCTTGTGTTGTAGCAACTGCACTCCATGTACTAGCACCTATTTGTACAGGACTACTACGGTTTACTGTATCATTCAACCCTAAACCACCTGCACCATTCGCCCCACTGTTAAGTCCCCAAGACCATAATGTGCCACCGGTTTTAATTCCTAAAGCCATATCTCGTTTAATACTGATAGTAACCCAACTACCAGGCACTTGTACAGGACTGCTACGATTAACAGTATCATTTAAACCTAACACACCTGATGTGTTTAACCCCCACATATACAATCTACCATCATTAGTTATTGCGGCAGTTACTTCACCAACTTGTGATGTTGTAAAGAAATTGAAAGTTAATCCTGTTGTCCCTGCTACTTGAACTGGACTACTTCTAGCGACAGTAGTTAAATCTCCTATTTCTCCATTGGTATTACTTCCCCAACTCCACAGTGTACCGTTTGATTTCATAGCATGTGTAGTTGACGTTGTTGTGTTATATCCTGCACTTTCTGATTTTACCCATAGATTATCTGTTGCAGTTCCTAGAATACCTGGAATGTTATTATCAGCAGTACTATTATTACCCATTTGACCAAAGTTATTTCGTCCCCAAGTCCATAGATATCCGTCATTTGTAACTCCTGATCCAGCACCATATGTTAGCCAATGTTGTCTAAGGGCTGTTCCGCCAGTTAACTGCAATAATCCATTATTGCCCCAACCATACAATTGTCCTGTTGTTCTTAGTGCAAGTGTATGTGATGTACCCGGTGCCACTTGACTCCAATTTGTAATACTACTAGCTACTTGTACTGGACTACTTCTATTAATAGTAGTACCGTCACCAACAGCATATAAAGTATTAGCACCCCAGGCCCATAATGTACCGTCAGTTTTTATAGCATAAGTTACTTCAAATCCAGCTGACACATAAGTATAACTACCTGCAACTTGTACTGGACTACTTCTAGCTACTGTATTATTTTGACCTAATTGACCTGAATTATTTTTGCCCCAAGTAAATAATCTCCCTGAAGCGTCAATTGCCGCAACATGGCTCCAACCAGTTGCTACGCTAGTCCAACTACTATTTCCTATTTGTAGTGGATATGAAATATTAGTAGAGGGAAGAGCGTCACCAAAGCCTAATTGACCAATATTGTTGTTCCCCCAAGAAAATAATTTACCATCACTACGTATTGCTATCATAAATCCAGTATTGTCTGCACTATTTGCACCGGCACTTATTGTAGTCCATGAATATGTTGTTGATAGACTTCTTCCTAATTGTCCAAAGTCATTTGCTCCCCAACTCCATAATGTACCGTCGGCTTTTAATGCTAACGTAAAATTAGATCCTACACTTATTGCAGTCCATGAACTAGTGCCTATTTGTACAGGGCTTGAAAGTAATTGAGTTGCGTATATATCGGTTCCAAATTGACCGTAAATATTATTACCCCAAGCCCATAATGTATTATCACTCTTAATAGCCAATGAAGTGAAACCACCATAACCAGAAGATACGGATAACCATGAACTATTACCTATTTGTATAGGATTACTTCTTGCTATAGCACTACCGCCTGTATTATCACCTAATTGACCATACCGATTATCACCCATAGAATATAATTTATCATTTTGATTAATCAATAGCGATGATAATCCACCACCGGATACGTCTTTAAAAAATAATGATCCGGCTTGTACAGCCGTAACTACGGAATTGGCAACAGTACCTAATCCTAATTGACCATTGGCATTATTACCCCATGCAAATGTTGCATAATCTTCTCTTATTGCAAATCCGTTATAATAGCCACCTGCTACTAGTTTTCTAATAGTTGATACATATCCCAATTGTCCAACAGTATTAGAACCCCATGTAAATAATTTACTAGTAGTTGTAATTCCTGTACTAAAATCAACTCCAGCAGATACTACACTCCAACTGCTACTACCTATTTGTAGGGGATTATTTATTGTACTATAACTTAGTGATCCAACTTGTACTGGACTACTACGGTTTACGTTAGTATTATCACCTACAGAACCATTTGCGTTTGAGCCCCAAGCAAAAAATCTACCAGCAGTATCAATTGCCGATGATACAAAATTATTACATGCTACAGCTGACCATGTGCTTGCACCAACTTGTACAGGGCTACTACGACTAATCGTAGTGTTTTGACCTAGTTGACCCCCATCATTTCTGCCCCATGACCATAAGAAATAACTAGAATCTAATGCTATTGTAAGTGAAAGACCTAATCCAAGTTTATACCACGTTTTGCCAACACCTGCTTGAACAGGACTACTTTTGTTAATAGTGGTACTATCACCTATTTGACCAAAATTATTATATCCCCAAATCCATAATGTATTATCAGATTTAATACCACCTGATATGCCGTTTCCTGCAGTTATACTAGTCCAATTACCTGAAATTTGTACTGGACTACTACGTGCGGCAGTAGTACCATCACCTATCTGGCCAAATGTATTATTGCCCCATGCCCATAATGTATTGTCTGCTTTTCTTGCTAAAAATGTTCTTCCACCTGCGGCGCTGTTTGCTCCTTTGCCTCCTACTACCTCTACAAAAGTAGTTCCGGCAAGTACTTGTACCGGGCTACTACGAGTGACTGTGGTTGCACCATTGTCGCCATATATACCACCAAACCATTGACCCCATACATATATAGTATTATCTGTTTTTATACCTAACGTAGTTTCGGCAGTTACTGCAACAATAGACCAACTGCCACCACCGGATACCTGTACAGGACTGCTTCTATAAGTTACAGTATTATCACCCAACTGTGCGTTACTGTTTGCGCCCCATCCCCATAATGTTCCGTCTGACTTGATTCCGAATGTGAAATAATCAACAGGGAATACACCTTCACCGCTAGCTACTATCATAGTCCAACTACCTGCAACTTGTACTGGGCTACTTCTACGAATAGTAGTGTTATCTCCTAGTGACCCGCTAGGATTATTATCTCCCCACATAAATAATTGTCCGGCACCGACAGTATCTGATAAAATATATCCATTAGTATTGCCGCCGCCTACTAACAACATTGATATAGTTTTTGGAGTATTATATCCCACTTGTCCAGTATCATTCTTACCCCAAGCATACAGTTTACTAGTGTTATCTATTGCAAGTACATGTGACGCTCCTGCACTTACACTAGTCCAAGATTTAGCACCAAGTTGAATAGGTACACTACGTGTTACTGTATCTCCTTGACCCAATTGATATACAGAATTAAGACCCCAGGTAAATAATCTACTAGAAGTATCAATGGCACTACTATAACTTAATGAAGCTGATATTTTAATGAACTCGTTAGAATACCCATTGGATAAAAATATAGGACTTGACCGTGCTACAGTATCACCTAAACCCAATGCACCAAATGTATTATTACCCCATACATACAGTTTATTCTGTCCATCACGTATCATCATAGAGCCACGATTGATATATGCTTCTTTTAAATTTCCAGTAAAAGGCAATGCAACAACACTACTTCCTATTTGCACAGGGCTACTAGTATTAGCACCCGAAGATGTTATTAAGCTGTTACTTGTGTTTGTGCCCCAGCCCCAAATTGTATTATCGCTTCTTCTTGCTAGTGCTGTTCCACCACCACTAGCGTTTAATGTACCCTGTAAATCAACCCATCTATTATCTGCAATTGTTCCTAATTGTACCGGACTACTTTTATTAACTATGTCACCTAATCCTAAAACACCGGTGGCGCCTTGACCCCATGTGAATATGTATCCGTTACCTATTGCACCTGCTGAATATTCACCTAAATTAGTAACACCAGTAAATGTTATATTACTGAAAGGTGTAGCTACTTGTACAGGACTACTACGAGATAATGTAGTGCCATCACCTATTGTACCGTATGTTTGGTTTCCGCCCCAACCATATATTACGTTGTTAGTATCACTAGCAATGAAGGCAGCATTAGATGAAAATCCAAATCCATTAACTGGACCTATAATATAATTCCAGTTAGTTGATGTTCCCACCTGTACAGGACTTGATTTAGTAACAGTAGTACCATCACCCAACAATCCACCATCTCCATATCCCCATGTCCATAATGTTCCGTCAGTTTTTATTGCCGCGCTTGAACTTATTCCTGCCGCTATAACAGAAAAATCACTTAATGATAATACTTGAGTTGGGCTACTGCGTGAGACAGTACTAGTTAATCCTAATTGCCCTACGTTATTCATTCCCCAACCCCAAATTTTATTACCAGTAAGCGCAAGTATATGACGCCATCCTGTAACTACCTGGCTAAATGAAGATAATCCTACACCAACACCTCCATTTAATTGCACTGGACTTGATTTACTAACAGTAGTACCATCACCTATTTTTCCATCACCACCATTACCCCATACAAATAATAATCCACCTACTTTTATACCTACTGTAAAGGCATTGCCTGCACCTAATGCATTATAACCATATACACTAGTCCAACTACCTGCAATTTGCACTGGACTACTACGTGATACAGTAGTACCATCACCTAACTGACCCTGGTTATTATCACCCCATAAGAATAATCTACTATCTGTTGTTATTGCCCCATACACACCTTTAGTAAGACTAGCCCAATTAGTATTAGTACCTAGTTGTACAGGACTACTGCGACTAATTGTAGTTCCATCACCTAAATACCCCGCACTATTAAATCCCCAGGCCCATAATGTGCCATCATTTCTGATAGCCATGACTGCACCTGATACTACTGATACAGCGGACCATAAAGTACCACTATTAATTTGTATAGGACTGCTACGTGATACCGTAGAGCCATCACCAAAAGTTCCTTCAGCATTTCTTCCCCAACCCCACAGTGAGCCACCGCTTAAAAAGAATGTAGTTGTGTCTGTTGTTAAACTTGCAGTGTTTACGTTATAACTTAATTTAACGCCTATTTGTACTGGGCTACTTCTACGAATAGTAGCACTATTGTCACCAACTTGCCCAAAATCATTAAATCCCCAACCCCACAATGAGTTATCACTTTTGATACCATATCTATTATATGCAGTATAGGCAATAGTTGGTATATAGTTCCAAGTACCAGCTAATTGCGTTGGCGCACTACGACTTGCTGTTGAAGTATCTCCAACTTGTCCATATATATTATTTCCCCATGCAAAGTATACACCGGTATTAGTAAGTGCTGTGCCTGCACTAATTTGAGTAATACTTAAGGCAGCAAAAGTTGCAATTTGTACTGGACTACTTTTTGCTACAGTCGTACTATCTCCAATCGCTCCGCTAGAGTTGCTTCCCCAAGCCCAAAGATTACCATTACCTGTAGTCAGTGCATATGTGGTGTCCTCCATTGTTTTTGCTACTAATGCCCATGAAGTTAATGCACCGACTTGGACAGGACTACTTCTATTAATTGTATCTCCTAACCCGAGTTGTCCTGCATTATTATATCCCCATGTCCATAATGTACCATCACTTTTAACTGCGGCGCCGTGAAAGCCACCACCACCTATTGACACCCAGTAAGGTGCAAAAATTTGTATTGGGCTTAATCTAGTTGTATTAGTACCATCACCTACTTGGAAGGCTGCATTACCGCCCCATCCCCATAATGTATAATCAGACCTGATTCCCAAAGTATGATTCGCTCCGGCACTTACATTAAGCCAACTTGATGTACCTAGTTGTATTGGACTTGATTTACTAGCAGTGGTATTATCACCTAATTGTCCTGATGTGTTATCCCCCCAGGCCCACAAGGTGCCGTCACTTCTGACTGCCATACTATGAGAAGATCCGTTACTAATAGTTGTCCAACTTAACATTATGTATTATTTCCTATCTGTCCAAACGTATTATCACCCCATGTAAATAAATTACCATACGCATCAATTGCATTGCTACTATTATTAGTAGCGGCAATATACTTATATATCTTAGTACCTACTTGCATCGGACTACTTCTAGGTAATAAGCTACTATTATTTAACCCGCCGTTAAGATTGGCTCCCCATGTCCATATTGTACCATTTTGTGCCAATGCTACACTATAACTTTTGCCTGCTTGGACATCTGTCCAATTGCCTGATACTTGTACTGGACTTGATTTAGTAACAGTAGTACCATCACCTAATTGTCCATTACTATTTGTACCCCATGTCCATAGTGTATTATCGATTCTAATTGCTGTAGTGAAATTATCAGATACACTACCTATTATCCAACTATTTGTTCCAATCTGCAATGGGCTACTTCTATTAGACGTTGTTATATCTCCTAATTGTCCGAATCCATTATAGCCCCACATATATAATCTACCCAAAGCATCTATTGCCATGCTAGTTGACATACTAGCATTAACAAATGCCCAGCTACTTAATAGTCCTATACGAACTGGTCTATCATAAAAATTTCCTTTTCCTGTACCCATTTGTACAGGGCTACTGCGTGAAAGAACATCATTAAATTGTCCCAATTTTCCAGAGTCGCCTTGACCAGTCACCATAGTAGTATCATTCAATACACCAAATATATTAACACTGCCTGCATATAAATTAGTAAAGCTAAATGATCCTACTTGCACCGGGCTACTTCTAGATAGAGTATCATTTTGTCCTAACTGTCCCCAAGTATTATCTCCCCATGCCCATATTGTTCCATCAGTTCTTAATGCACTAGAGAAACTATAACCTGCACTTATTTGAGTATAACTGCTAGAATTTAATTGTATAGGGGATGGTACTATAGTTTTTAGTGCTGTATCTATTTGTACAGGACTACTTCTTGAAATTACAGTACCATCACCTAGTTGTCCTGAACTATTCGACCCGAATGTAAATAATACTCCCGCAGAATTTATATATCCTGCTTGATTTTCTATACCACTAATTAAATCTGTGTTAGGAAGCTGTTTATATGTTCCAGAAAGTACAATGGGACTTGATTTATTAACTGTGGTATCATCACCTAGTTGACCTAATTGATTACGACCCCATCCATACACTACACCACCACTAGTTCCGAGTACCGTAGTTGCAAATGCAGTTACGTCAGTCCAACTACCAGGTACTTGCACTGGGCTACTTCTAGCTGTTGTATTATTTTGTCCTAATTGTCCGTATAAATTTTGACCCCATGACCATAAAGTATTATTAGATTGTAATGCTACTACACCATATAAAGTAGATACAACTTTAGTCCAAATATTCAATGTACCAACTTGTACTGGGCTACTTCTATTAATTGTAGTTCCACTACCTAAATTTCCATTGACATTGAGACCCCAGGTCCACAGTGTGCCATCTGTTTTTACTATAGCTACATATGATAAACCTTGACAAACTGAACTTATGCCACCACCAAATATTTGCACAGGACTACTACGACTAATTGTACTATTATTCCCTAGTTGACCTACGGAGTTACTACCCCAAGCATACAATCCACCATTACTTGTTAAACCTATTGTGTTTCCATTTGTAGTATAAATTTTAGTCCAATTGAGAGCAGTTCCTATTTGTATCGGACTACTGCGATATATTGTAGTATTATCACCTAGTTGTCCAATATTATTGTATCCCCATCCATAAAGAACACCAGAAAAATCTACTGCAAACATACTTGCAGAACCAAAATCACCACCTAAGGTTCCTAAAAAGCTAAATGACATTGTACTAACTTGCACTGGACTACTTTTTGACACTGTAGTACCATCGCCATATGACGGCGTTGTAACGCCTACAGTTGAACCCCATGCATATAAGTATCCACCATTTTTTAATCCAAAAGTAGTAGAACCCATTGATACTTGTAGCCAACTATTAGAAGAAGTTATAGTTGCAAGTTGACCGAATGTATTACTACCCCAAAGATATAAGCTATTATTAATCAAACCCATAACGTGTGAACTGCCTGCGGCAATTTGAGTCCAACTACTTGTTCCTATTTGTATAGGGCTACTACGATAACCCATATTAGATTCTAAGTTATTTGCTAATACTCCAAATGTTCCATTGCCCCAACTCCATAATGTACCATTACTCTTAGTAGCGATAGTAAAATCACTTTTTATACTTACTAAATTCCAACTACCACTAGTTTGTATTGGGATTGAACGAGTGACTGTAGTATTATCACCAACTTGGCCACTAGAGTTAAGTCCCCATACAAATAATCTCTTGTCTGTTGTTATTGCGGCACTAAAAGATGCGCCGGCGGTTATTAAACTCCAGCTACTATTACCAACTTGTAACGGGCTGTTTCTAGCTGAGGCTGAACTTCCAGTACTTGTTTGTGTTGGGCTACCTTTATCAACTGTAGTATTATCACCCAATTGACCTGTAGTGTTAAGTCCCCATGTATTAAAATTACTAAGAACATCTAGTCCATAAGAACTATATGCACCTGTAGAAACATAAGTCCAACTGCTAGTACTTACTAAAGAAATTTCTCTAACTGCTGTATTTACTATCTGTACAGGATTACTTCTTGCTATAGTAGTACCATCACCCAACTCACCATTTTTGTTTCCACCAAATGCAATTGCATATCCTTGGCTAGAATAAGCTATAGTATGAAACTGAGTGTCAGTACTTGCAGGAATGCCAGCACCACCTGCATATACTTGAGTAAATGATATACCTGTAGATATTTGTACAGGACTACTTGTATTGTTTATTGTATTATTACCCAACTGTCCTGCAGAATTCAAACCCCAGGTAAATAATCTACCTAGGCTGGTAATCCCGACTGAATGAAAGGTTCCAACAGAAATATTAGTCCAATTACTGTTACCTACCTGTACAGGACTACTTCTATTAATTGTATCTTCTAATCCAAGTTGTCCTACATCATTTCTTCCCCATGCATATAATCCATTATTAAGTTGAATTGCTAAAGTGTGACCACCACTATTGCCGCCGGTTGATACTGCAATCCAGCTACTTGTTCCTATTTGCACAGGGCTACTACGATTAATTGTGGTGTTGTCACCTATTTGACCAAGGGAGTTGGAGCCTGAAGCAAATAATCTATAATTAGCATCAATTACCACTGATGTTGAGTCCCCGGCTGATATAACAATCCAAGAACTAGAACTTATTTGTACTGGACTGCTACGACTTACTGTTGTAGTGTCACCCAACTGTCCACTGGTATTTAATCCCCAAGCCCATAATGTACCGGTAATATTAGTTGCCAATACATGCGTAGTTTTTACACTTACTTTTGTCCAGCTACCTGCAATTTGTACCGGGCTACTGCGTGATACTGTAGTACCATCACCTAATTGTCCACTGGTATTTAATCCCCAACCCCATAATGTATTATCTGGTTTGATTGCAAATATCGTATCTTTATTGACTGAAGAAGAAATCGCTATCCAACTGCTTGTGCCTATTTGTACTGGACTACTGCGTGATACAGTTGTAGTATTATCAAGAAATACACCATTTGATGCTTTACCCCATTGCCACAATGAATAATCAAGTCTAGTTGCTAACCCAGTACTAATGAGACTAAACGAATTACCAGAACCTACTTGACTAAATGAGTTAGCACCCCAACCATATAATAAACCAGTTGTAGTTATAGCTAATGCATGTGATTCACTTGCAGTAACACTAGACCAACTAGTTGATGTACCTATTTGTATCGGACTTGATTTACTAACAGTAGTATTATCACCTAATTGATATGAAGTGTCATCACCCCATGCATACAATTTTCCATCAGTTGTAATTCCATATGAAGCATTATAATTACTTGCAATAACAGACCAATTGCTAGTTCCTAATTGTACTGGACTGCTACGACTTACTGTTGTACTGTCACCCAACTGTCCTACATTATTATATCCCCATGTAAGTAATTTAGTTGTAGAATTTATTGCTGTGGTAAATCCATCTCCTGTGGTAGACCCGGCTATATTATAAGGATTTAATGTTGTTACTGCCGGTGTACCTGTTGTAAAATATGCGGGATTACCAACTTCATTTAACTGCCATCTTGCACTTGAATTACTATAATAAGTAGTATAGGTGTCCATGTAATAATAAGGCAATGCTATACCTGAATAATTATACTGACCTATACCCAATCCTGCATATTGAACAGTACCTGATATACTTGCGGGTGCGCCAGCACCGGTTGAACCTACTTGATTATAATTATATGGTATTCTAGCTGGTGTAAAACTAGCATTATACATTGCTTGACCGGATATAATACGAAGTCCGTGGATATAACCGTTCCAATATGAATTTGAGGCTCCGCCTCCATTGGCACCAATAACTAATATTGTTTGTACTGTAATAGCAGTAAGTGTCGTAGTACCAGTTAAGGTTTGGCTTATACCATTAATGTATATTGATATTGCTCCGGCATTTACACTAATTGCAATATGAGTCCATGTACTAGCTGATATAGCATTTACTGTTACCGTGCTTGTAGTTCCGCCGGCACCGCCTATATTTAATAATCCATACTCAACTTGTCTACTACTATTTATACTAACAGCAAAATTATTAGTAGATGCTGTGCCACTATTTCCTGCAATTACGGATCTTACCGCACCGCCGGTATAATAAACCCAAGCCTCAAACGTGTAGGTATTAGCCAATGCTGTTGGTATACCAGTACCTGTATACCAACTAGATGATCCGTTAAAACTTACACTATATGCTTGAATAGTAGTATCAGGTTTGCCACCTGCAGAAACAAGATTCCAATTAGTTTCTGATCCTATCTGTGTAGGGGTACTACGATTAATCGTTGTTCCATCACCTAGTTGACCATTACTATTATTTCCCCAGGCATATAATCTACTAAAAGGACTACTTATTGCTACACTATGACTTGATCCTGCAAATATTTGTGTATATTTTACTAGTGTTTCGTTTGTTCCTGCCAAATATGTTGTGAAGGGTGAAGGTGCTCCTGTATATCTCGGTGAACCGGCGCTGGTAATAGTTCTACTATTAGCACTATCTACGGCTGGATTTGTTTGCAATGTTAATAATACAACTTGACCAGCAGTTATTGCCGCAGTATTTGCACCGCCGTATGGATTAGCAGACTGTGTTAATTGTAATGGACCAGTTGGTGTTGTAAAATTCACTGAGGCAGCATACACAATACTATTAGTAAATCTAAGATTGTTTATCAATCCTCTAAAATTTACTCTAGGATGTCCAAAATATGATCCAATCCATGTTTTATTAAATGCTACTGTACCACTAGTAACGTAATTAGCCCAGGTAGCACTTGCTAACCAGACACCATTAATATATGCATGTGTGAGTGTAGTATTTCTCACTATCGCAAGATGGTACCATGTATTAACACTTAAACTTGCGCTGAAATTAGTAGTTGCAAAACTGTGTTGAAGTGCTAGTGTTGAGCGGCCAGTTGATGAATTATTATAATACGTTTGTATAGAATTATTATTGACCACTAGTACCCAACTCAAAACACCATTAGTCCAATCACCAAAAGAAAATATTGGTTGCGGGAAATCAAAGTCTGTTGCGTAAAAGAAACATTCAAGTGTTTTACTTGTTGTGTTAAAATCAAAGGTAGAACCTGTTGCACCACTTTCAGCAAGACTAAAATTATTCTGTGTTATTGAATTAGTTAATGGATATTGATTGAATACTGCTGATATAGTTGCTGATGATGGTGATACACCTGCACTAATTTGTGTTGGACTACTACGTGTGATATATGTACCATCACCTAGTTGTCCACTACTATTATCACCCCATGCATATAGTGTACCATCAACTCTTAATGCCAGTGAATGAGTTGAGCCTGCTGAAACACTAGTAAAACTAAATGCACTTCCTTGACCAGTGGCAGCAATTTGTACAGGGCTACTACGATTAATTGTGGTGTTGTCACCTATTTGGCCAAGCTGATTATTTCCCCAACCCCATACAGTATAATCACTACGTAATGCTACTGTATGAGATAATCCAGATGCTATTCTTGTCCAACTTAACCCCGATAATTGTCCATTGTTACTTGCACCCCAGCTAAATAATTTTCCATCAGAACTTATGGCTAGAGAATGAAAGTTACCTGCTGCCACTTGACTCCAACTTCTTCCTATTCCAACTAATACCGGGCTACTCTTATTAACAGTAGTTGTATCTCCTAATTGACCTACAGAATTAATTCCCCATGCATATAATGTGCCGTCATTTTTAATAGCTAATACATGTGATTCGCCTACAGAAATTTTATTCCAGTAATTATTTAAAAATGCAGGGAATGCTATATACATAGGATCTAGCTGAGTACCCCATCCGTATAAGTATTTGTCTTTTGATACACCTAAAGTATGATAAGTGCCTGCACTAACTGATATCCAACTACTTGTACCAATTTGTACAGGACTAGATACGTTAGAATATGCAGGAACTAATACTGGACTACTTCTATTAACAGTGTCTCCTAAACCCAATTGTCCTTCTACATTATAACCCCATACATATAATCCATTATCCCTGAACGCTCCGTTATTAGGAAAACCCACTGCTTGGGGAGGTAGATTAACAATTTTAGTTAAATCCCAATTTGATCCAATTTGTACTGGACTACTTCGCCGTGAAGATCCAGCACTATCTATATATCCGCCTTCACCGACGAGATTTCCCCCCCAACTGTATAAATAGCCATAAGTGTCAACTGCAAGAAATCCGGCAGTACCACCTCCTTCGAATGCACGTACACTAATCCAACTACCGGCTATTTGTACCGGACTACTTCTATTAATTGTATCATTTTGACCTAATTCTCCTTGAGCATTTCTACCCCAAACCCATAATGTATTATCTATTCTTATGGCTCCGGTTGCGTTGGTCGAGGCACTTATGTATGTCCAGCTACTTGTTCCTATTTGTATTGGGCTACTACGTGATATTGTAGTACCATCACCTAGTTGACCATTACTATTGTTTCCAAACGAGAATAGCGCACCGTCAACTCTTAATGCATGAGTAACGCCATTAATTAGCGAAACCATTGTCCAACTACTAGTACTTATTTGTACAGGGCTACTACGAGAAACTACATCCCCTGTTCCAAGTTGGCCGAAGCCATTACTACCCCATATCCACATCTTATAATTAACATCTATGGCTGCCCCAGTGCCTGAGCCAGCATATAATTTAGTAAATAAACCTGAATTTATAATAGGTGTGGGTATGGTCCTGCTACTCACAGTATTGTCACCCAACTGTCCACTGGAATTTAATCCCCAACCGTAACATCTACCATCTTCTGTAATACCTAATGTAAAGCGACTTCCTGTAGATATTGATTTCCATTTAAGTAGCCCATAATCACCAGAACTTGCGCCAGACACACCAACTTGTACAGGATTACTCCTATATACAGCGCCCACTCCTATTTGACCATCGAGATTGTATCCCCATCCCCACAATGTACCATCATTTCTAATAGCCATAGTGTGGTCTGATATTGCTACACAAGACCATCCTACATACGGAGTTGGTCCTGTACTTGGTCCTATTCCCAATTGACCATTCATGTTAAAACCCCAGGCCCACAAGCTGCCGTCACTACGTATTGCTACTGTATGGCTTGCGCCTCCTGTTATTGAAGTCCAGCTATTACTACCTATTTGTACTGGACTACTACGATTTAATGTTGTACTATCACCCAATTGTCCACTATCATTTGCGCCCCATGCAAATAATGCACCGTCACTTCTAATTGCTATTACATGATTTCCACCATCACGTAATGCTATCCAATTAAGATCCGTTGCTACACTATTAATACCTAATTGTCCGTAATTATTAACACCCCATGAAAATAATGCACCATCACTTCTAACAGCTATTGTATGTGAGCCACCTGAACTTACAGCAGACCAACTACTGTTTCCAATCTGTACTGGACTACTACGTTGTATCGTAGTACTATCGCCTAATTGCCCATATGGATTCAATCCCCATGCAAATAGTTTATTTTCTGTAGTAATAGCTAATGTGTCAAATTTGCCAGCACAAATATATGTGTAACTACTTGACCCTACTTTACCTAATACTGCTTGGAAATTAGGATTAAATGTACCTACTTGTGCAGGACTACTACGATTGTCTGCCCCGACGCCACCTCCTATGCTGTATAATTGCCCAACAGAGTTAAGATAATATGTTCCCCATGCGGATATAGTAACACCTTTACTTGCAGGTGTACCAAAATTGCCCACCTGAACAGGACTTGAATAATGTGCTGTTGTATTACCTAAACCCAATTGTCCACCTGCATTATAACCCCAAGTAAATAAGTTATTATTAGCATCTACTGCAATTGTAAAAAATCCAGTTCCTGAAGTATTAAAATTTGAAGCTACTTGTGACCAACTACTATAACCAATTTGAGTTGGGTTAGACCTATATAAGCCAGTAAAATTAAAGCCAAAATCGCCAAAGTCATCTCTACCCCATGCAAATAATAAACCAAGAGAAGTTATACCGTATACAGCATAACTACCTGACACCATAGACCAACTTAACTGTCCTACCTGTACAGGCTGGCTACGATTAATTGTTGTTCCATCACCTAATGAGCCGTATGTTTGATTGTATCCCCATCCCCACAGTGATGAGTTTGCTGATTTTATTGCAAAGCCGCCACCGTAGCGTCCAAAAACTTTTTGATATCCTGTACCAATTTGTACGGGACTGCTTTTATTTATTATTGTGCCATCACCTAGTGCACCTGCAGTAGCTATACCGGTAGCAAATAATCTACCATTAATATCTATCATATATGTTGCGGGAAGTGAGGATGCGGCATCACCTACCGAGGCTGCAACTTGAATATAACTACTTGTACCAATTTGCACCGGACTACTACGTGCAACAGTAGTACCATCACCCAACTGTCCAGAGGTATTTGCACCCCAACTCCATAAACTTCCGTCACTTCTAATAGCATGACTGGTTGATTGGCCGGCGGCTATTTGTGAATAGCTATTTCCGGTACCTAATTGTACTGGGCTACTTCTATTAATAGTATCAGCTAGGCCCAATTGACCGTGTACGTTAGAACCCCAAGTCCATAAGCTACCATCGCTTTTTAATGCTACAACATGGCTGTCACCACTAACCATTTGAACATATGATATTCTAGCACCTAATTGACCTGCAGTATCTGCACCCCAAGTCCATAAACTACCATCACTCTTTAATGCAACATTATGATATCCACCAGCATTTACACTAGTCCAACTTTTGTTGCCTGAAATTTGTACTGGATAACTTCTATTAATTAGAGATGCATCTGCTAGTTGACCATAGTTGTTTAGTCCCCATCCCCATAGTGTGTAATCTTTATCTATAGCTACTGTATGATAATTACCTGCACTAACTGCAATCCAACTAATTGTGCTAGCAATTTGCACAGGACTGCTTCTATCTAGTGTAGTATTATCGCCCAATTGACCTAAACTGTTAGACCCCCAAGCAAATAATATACCATCACTACGTACTGCTACAGTATGTGTGCCACCTGCGGCAATTTGACTCCAACTGTAATATTGAGGAGATGTTGCACCTATTTGACCATAGGTGTTGTCACCCCACATGAATAAATTAGTTGCCGAGCCTGAAGCTGCCTGTACTGCAAGTAAACGCCACGCTAAGGAGCTCATTACGCCTCCTCAGGTTTAACAGGATAGACTACTGTACTTTCATCCAAAAATTCTGGATCATTTTCATATATGGCAGGTAAGTCTCTCAACTCCTGTCTATACGTATTGTACAGTGCTGTTAGTTGTTCTCCATTAAGTTGCATAACGTCTGCTAATTGAGTAAAATCTGTAGCAGTTAATAAAGTATCTCTTTTCATTCTTAATTGAGCCATAGCGTCTATATGTCTATTTAGCTTAATTTGAAGTAGCTGTTCTTCGGTTGGTATCACCGGTTCAGGTGGAGTATATATAGGTAAATTAACAACTTCTAAAGTTTCTATTACTGTATCATTTTCAATTCTATATACTGGATTTCCTAATCGCTGAGTATTAGGATCATATATAGGTACTTCTTTAACTAATGTTCTCCAACCTAATGAGTATATATAACTCTCATCGGATAGAGCATGAAAATTACTTATGTTTCTCCAGTTATCCGGTAGCAAATCATAAACACCTGTAATTTTATTATCTTCAATGTGAGCATAATTTGCCATTATAAATTCTGCCCAGTAATAAAAGATTGCCAACTAGATCCAGCATCAACTGTAAAAAATACAAATACGTCTTTTTTTCCACTAGTTGAAGTTATTGTTGGTGCAACATTACTAGGCCATTTAAAACTTGAAGGCCAGGTCACTGCTCTTGCTGTTCCGTCTCCGGTAGTAATAAGCACAAAAGAACTAACTCTACCTACAGCTTGTACATTTGTAACAGCCACTAAAGATATGTTGTTGTTTAATAATACTTCAAACAATGTTGCACCACTAATATCTAGTGATAGAATATTGTTAGAAATAGTTACTAACTGTCTTTTTTCTGCACTGTTGTTGTTTAATAACAAACCATTTAAGTTTATAGTTCCTTGTAGACCTACAGTTGAAGTAGCAGGTACAAAAGTCAAATTAGGATTCACATAAGCTGAATTTGTTAACCCAGAAGAAGTAGGTTGCAGGTCAAGATAGTAAGTTGTTACATCATTGATTGCAGTCGTTACCTGTAATACACTATTTGTCAATGACATAAAAACTCCTTAAGCCTGAGCTTCAGTCCAAGATGCACGTCCAAATATATTAGCTGAACCACTACCAATATTTTGAGCCGTAATAGTGATTACGTCAGGACCATCAGGATAAATACCATTATTAGATAATGCTGACCCGCCACTTAAAATACTAGTACCCATATCACGTATTAAATCTAATTCGACTGATGTTGTTGTAAAACTTGCACCACCTGATGTATTTAAGAAGAATCCATAAATTATTTCGCCACCGGAAACAGTTGTGCCCGCAGTATGTGTTATATATTGTGCTAGACTAGAACCACCTTGACTTTGCCAGTTAGGGGTTGCACTACTTACAGTACCGTTCAATACCAGGGTCATCAAGAATTGACCGTTTGAGAACACGTCCATCTGTCGTAAAACCATCTGCATACGGTTAACAAGTTCACGTGTTCCTAGTGTGCTGGCAGTTATACCGTTACTTACTGAGGGTGCAATGCGTAAACTAATAATAGCATTAGTGGTGCCGTTAGAAATTGATAATGCTGTAGTCATACCACGTGTGAACACGAATGATTTATCATCATCAAAACGTCCATCCATAATAACTGAAGTACCCCAGTGACTTATTGTTGGTGAGAAGTCTGGTGCATATATTTCTACCATTGTCATATTTGTATTAGGTGAACTAACTGTAAATGTTTGTGCTGTAGTTTGTCCCAATGGGGCAAATATTAAGCTAGTTGATCCTCCCGCGCCAGTAGTAGCATAATTTAAAGTGATGCTAGTATTTGTTACAAAACTCACAACACCTGCTCCAGGCGGTATATAAGTACCAATTACTTGTTGCCCAATTTGAACTCCACTAGTGCTAACACCTGTCAATGTCGGACTACCTGTAGTTGCAGTAAATGTTAATGTACCACCTGCAGACGTTCTAGTAAGTCCACTTAAATAAGGATTGAATAATATAGTAGAAGAACTAGCACTAAATGTGGCCGCTTGACTCATAGTAACACTAACGTTAGTAGAAATACTATTAACTATTGTACCATAAGGTATACCAACACCTTGTATATATTGTCCTACCACAGTTCCTGTAGTGTTAGCCATTGTAAGTGTAGTACTGCCGGATATAGTATTACCGGTTAAACTTACATCTTGTGATTTACCTGTGTACTGTACAAATTCGCTTTGTGTACTATTACGTATCCAAACAGTACCAGGAAGACTTGGTGTAGCATTATACCAATCTAAATGACTTGCTACATATGCAGATGACGCTCCGCTAGTTAATGTTTGTGTTAGTAGCGAAGTTCTTGGGAAAGTAGCAACTTCATAACGTGCAGGTAAATTACCTGAACGCATATATGCTTCATAGTTAACGTTATTGTTAATCATTTTGTGACAGTAAATGATGTTTCCATCTCCGCCTCTAAAGCCCCAACGAATAAAACCAGCACCATACCATGAATAGTCCATGTAATACATCTGCATTTTACCTATGTCTACTGTAAATCCACTTGGTCCTGTACCATCGACACGGTCTAAATTCCATTGACTTTGCGGAACTCTAGTTTCAATTGTTTTACTCATAGTAGCATTAGTTAAATTACTAGTGCCCCTATATGGGGGATTTATTGTCAGTGATGTATCACTAGTAATATTTAATACACGATAACTCATACCTTTGATAACAATGAAATCATTAGGTTGAAGTTGTTTACTAAAATAAGTAGCTACTCCATTAGTCGTTTGTCCGGTAACAGTAGAATCTCCTGCGTTCACGCTTACAAACCCGGCAATTTGATAAACTGAACTACGTCTTACTGCGTACAAGGTTTGTCCATCAAATTCAAAATATATGCCGTTCTGGCTATCAAATGTGCCAATTCTACAAGATGCACCATTCCATCCTGTAACACTTAAAACATAAACACCAGTTGCGACAAAAGGTGAAGGTGGTGCAGACCCTGCAGTATATGTGAATCTATATGGATCTAATACAGTAGCTACTGTAAAGTTACCATTGTAAGCTGTTTCGTTACATCTAGCAACACTAATACTTGTGCCTGGTTCTAAGTTATGTTGTATTTTTGTAACAACTGTTACGGTGGTGCCAGAAGCAGTGATACTATCAACGTTTAAACTAGGCTTCAATAAAGTACCTGTACTAATTTGAATACCTTTACCTGACTGATAGCGGAAATATCTACGAGTCTGACGAATCATTTGTTGATTATGACTTGACGAATTGGTACTGAAAGTAACACCGCCGTCAAATGGTCTATGATTGAATGTTCCCAATGGTCTGCAATATAAAGTACCACCTGTAATCGTACCCGATGTTGGGTTATTAGTTGCATAGAATACAAAAACAGTAGGACTAGTTACTGTTGCAACCATCCAACTTCCGTTTGGATTATTTGTTGCGCCGGTAGTGCCGGTTATCGCTATTTCATTTCCAATTGACAATCCATGAGGTACGGTAGTAGTTACTGTAATCGCAGTACCTGAGTATGCATAACTAGTTACAGTAATGCTAGCACCAGTAAATATACTTCCAGCATATACGCCAGTTACGCCATTGTTAAAAATACTACCTGTAGTACCTGTAAAAACTGCTTTACCGGTGTATGTTGAAGATGTTGAACCGTTGGTAGAATCAATTAAGTATAATCCATCAGCACCAGCAAATGTAGAATCTCCGACAAAAACTACTGAGCCGGCAGCCACTGCCCCTGAAGCAAAAGTTAATACATAGCTACGACTACCATTAGTAGCATTAATACCAGTAATAGCTAAAGGGGTTGCAACGTTAAAATATGCAAATGGGCGATTATTAATCATAGTTAAACTTTCCCATTTAGTAGATTGTACTGAATATTCAAAGTCAGTATCAATCAATGCTTGCGGTTGGCTAGTTCTAAATTTGTTAACTGGATCGGTATATACCTCGCTCGGAGTAAACTTCTCGTCATACTCATCAATGAGAATTTCTATCTTGTTAGAAGATGCCATACCTGTACATGCATTTTGCAATACTACGGTCGTAAATGTGTTACCAACTGTGTCAGTAGTAATAGAATAACTAGTAAATTTGTTATTAGCATCAGAGAAGTTATAAATTACCTGATTGGTTGTTACGTTAGTAATTAACACAATTCTTTCCCTCAGAATGCCTTGTGGAATTACGATTGTTTTTGATGTTGGGTCAAACGTATAATACGGACTCACTATTGTTTTTCTAGCCATTTTTACTCCAGTTAACTAAGATTATCATATATTTATCTTACCTAAATTAATACCCGAACATAATATCAGCCGGGCTGAATGGATATTTCTTAACATTTGTACTTGATACCCCTGACTGTGTTCTGACCATAATATCAGAATTTGTAGGGGGCGGGCTACTAAATGTTATATATCCTGTATCAATAATTGTATAGCCCTTGAAGGCTCCTAATACGAAACTTTGCCAAATTACATCAACATTCCATACAAATGCGGGCTGTATAGATCCATTTACTGCAACTAGTATAGAGAACGGGTCGGATAATGTTGACGGTACTTGATTATATGTAAGTTGGAAAGTACCTCTAGATCCGTCTGCTGAATATGACAAGTCATCAAATTCATATAATCCAGTAGCACCTGTTGCCGCCCATGTCAAGTTTCCGGCGCCGTCTGTAACTAAGGTCTCTCCTAGACTACCGCCAGTTATCTTCAAATTAGCGTTAGAATTTAATGTGACTAGACCAGTTACTGTTAGACTTAGTAAGTTACCCAAACTTGTAATATTTGGCTGGGCCGCTGTTGATATATTACCAACATAGGTGTTTGCAGTTATTACGTTGGCACCAGAAATATTACCACCTGATCCAGATCCTGTAGTAATATTACCCGCAAATAGTGTACCAGTAGTTTTGTTGAATGTTAAGTTAGCATTTCCAGCAAATGAGCCAGCGTCATTGAACTGAACATATGTGTTAGCTCCGCCCGGTGTGCCACCACCTCCACCTCCACCGGCAGCCCAAGTCAAGTTTCCTGCGCCATCAGTCTGTAAGAAATAGTTTGCAGTACCGCCTGCGATATGTAAATTGCTTGCATCTCCTAGTGTTACATTTGGTCCAGATAATGATACATTTCCTGTAGCAGTTATACCATATGTAGTTAATCCTCCTACACCACTAGTACCTAAAGTTAAATTACCATAAATACCAACATCACCTGATATAGCATTATGACCTGTGACTATTGTTATAGTTCCAGAACTATCTTGGATATTGCTTGTTTTTACATACCCTGTACCAGTAGCTACTAATCCACCGGATACAGTTAAACCACTTAATGTACCGACACTTGTAATGTTTGGCTGTGCATTTGTAAGTACTGTACCAGCATAAGCCGCATAGTTTGCATTTGCTACAGTACCAGTTAATTGACTACCATTACCAACAAAATAGTTACCAGTTATATTTGCATTAGCATCACGTATTACTACTGTGTTTGCGGTAGCCGCCGTCGCTGTATCATACCCATCTAATAAATCAGCATTTAAGTTTGTTACTTTGGTAGTTGACGCTACTGTTAAAGGTGCTGTTCCTGTTGCAATATTACTTACTAAGAAGCTAGCGGTTATATTGCCAGCAGTTGCAAAGTTACCGGATGTAGTTGTACCAGTTACACTTAAACTTGCTAGTGTTCCTAATGATGTAATATTCGGTTGAGCATTAGTAGTTAATGTACCAGTTAGATAATTAGCACCTACTAAATTGCCACCTGTAAATGTGTTACTTGCACCCAATGTTGTATCAATTAATGTACCAACTGATGTAATATTAGGTTGACTATTTGTGAGTACTGTACCAGCATATAAACTGTAATTTGCATTTGCAATAGTACCTGTTAATTGACTGCCATTACCCAAGAAATAACTAGCACGTACATTGCCAAAAGTATTGAATGTCGCTACTT